TCCTTGGGGTGAATCAGGATTCTTCGCAACAACTGACTACTACGCTTATTTCTTCGGTATTAGAACATTTAGAAACCCAGAAGCGGTTAATGTTAATGTGATAGCAACACCAGGTATCGACTATGTAAACAATAGTAATCTTGTAGAGGAAACGATTGACATGGTAGAAACTGAAAGAGCTGACTCACTATATGTTACTACAACACCTGACTACAACTTATTTGTACCAGGAGCTACAGTAGCAGCAAACATAATTCAACCTACTGAAGCGGTAGATAACTTAGATTTAACAGCAATTGATTCTAACTACACCGCTACATACTACCCATGGGTACAGTTTAACGACCAGGAAAATAATACAAGAGTATGGTTACCACCTACTTATGATGTAATGAGAAACATCGCTTTAACAGATAATAT